TGTTTTTTGCATTCTTGCCGAGAAAAATTGTAAGATTTATATTTCTTGGGGTACGCAATGACGAAGTCAGGAAAAAGAACTATGAGTTTGCCACCAAGGAGCTGGGCGACGAGTTCAAGGAAGGCTTGGTAAGCCAGTTCACCAATGGGCGCACCACCTCGCTCAGGGACATGACCCGGAAGGAGTACGACAGGATGTGCGTGGAGCTCGAAGTGCAGACGAACCAATTGTCACGCGCCGTCAAGGACGAGCAGCGCAAGCACCGTAGCCAGTGTTTGAGATTGATGCAGAAGCTTGGCATCGACACCACCGACTGGGTCCGCGTCAATGCGTTTTGCGAAGACCCGCGCATTGCTGGCAAGGTGTTCAGAAGGCTGAACAATGAGGAGCTGGATCAGTTGGCGGTGAAGCTCCGCACTATCGAGCGCAAGGGCGGACTGAGACCGCCCACCCCATCAGCCTCTATGGAGAAGCCCAAAGTGGACTATCTGCTGATGTCTTTTGGGAAAGGAGGTGAGGCATGAGAGGGAAAGTGAAGCGCGTGATGGACTTTATCCACAGCATTGCGTACATGGAGCTGCAAGGAAGCGAGTATGTCGAGTTTCTCGAAAGCATCGAATACGAGCTGGCGCAAGAGCTGGAGGAGGGCAGCTGGCAGGATTCGGAAGAGGACGAGTAACGAGCAACAAATAACCAAATGCAACAAAAGACAATGAACGAAAGCAAAAAGCAGACCGTTGAAATGACGGCAGAGGAAATGGCCGAGTACAAGGCATTCCAGGAGGCGAAAGCCAAGAAAGAGGCAGAGGCGAAGGCCAAGGCCGACCGCGACGAGTACAAGCAGCTCGTGGACGAGGAGATAGAGCGCTCCATCCCCGTGCTGCTCGGCATCAGCGAGCAAATCAAGGACAGCAAGCAGAAGGTGATGGACAACTTCAGAACGATACTGAAGATGAAGTCGGAACTGTTCAAGACAAAGGTGAAGGACGGGCAGCGCAGCCATACGTTCACCAACTCCGAGGGCAACCAGCGCATCACGCTCGGCGTGTATGTGACGGACGGCTACCGCGACACCGTGGAGGACGGCATTGCCATCGTGAAGGAGTATATCTCTAGCCTTGCCAACGACGCCAAGACCGAGTCGCTGGTGAACATGGTGTTTCGCCTGCTGGCCCGCGACGGCAAGGGCACGCTGAAGGCAAGCCGCATCGTGCAGCTTCGCAAGGTGGCGCAGGATATCGGCAGCGATCGTTTCCTTGAGGGCGTCCGCATCATCGAGGAAAGCTACCAGCCCGAGGTGAGCAAGCAGTTCGTGCGAGCTGAGATCAAGAACGAGAACGGGGTCTGGAAATCCATCCCGCTCGGCATGACAGAATCTTAAAACGTGAAACGAGATGATACAGGAAGTAGTGAAGAAACCCAAGGTGGCCTTGTGTCGTAAATGCTACGGCACGGGCCGCCTCCGCGACCGGGAGACAGGCGCGGAGCACACATGTGAGCAATGCGAGGGCACGGGAAGAGTGACGGTCAGCGCCAAGGTGACCTTTGACATCCGTCCCTATAAACCACGGCACTAACAAGTAGATGGGGAAGAGGCGAGGAGCAAGCTACCAGAAGCGTGTCGCTGACATAAATAGGATATACGACCAGCACGTCAAGAGCGGTATCAGCAACCGCGAGATATGGCGCAGGTACGTATATCCTACTTATGCTATCAGCGAGCGGACCTTTTACAACCAGCTCAACGCATCTTGCGACCCGAAGAAAGAGGTGCCCAAGGATACGCAGATCTATCTGCAATTTGATTTTGGCGATGAACCAGGACATTCAGACAATAATCAGGAACATTCTCCAAGACGTTAGGGTGGAGCTGAGCGATGAGTTTGACCGGAACTTCGAGCGACAAGCCTTCTTCAACGAGAAATGGCAGCGCAGGAGAAGCCCGACGCGGCCAGGCGGCTCTATACTGATAGACACCGGCAGGCTACGCCAGAGCATCGGAAGCCGGACCACCGACAACAGCATCACGTTCAGCTCCACACTGCCCTACGCGGCCATCCATAACGATGGCGGCGAGATCAAGGTGACGGCCAAGATGAAGCGGTATTTTTGGCACAAATACTATGCGGCGACAGGCTCCTTCGGCCGCAAGAAGAATGGTGAGCGCCGCAACGACAAGCGCACCATACAACTGAGCACCGAGGCTGAGTTTTGGAAGCACCTGGCGCTGATGAAGGTAGGCAAGAGTATCAAGATACCGCGTCGCCGTTTTCTGGGAGCGTCGCCCGAAGTGGAGCAGGCGGTCAAGGACATCATCGAGGAGAACCTTGCGGAGTATTTGGAATACGAATTCAAAATGAAATGAAAATGAGAAAAGAACTATTCAATGCCATCAAGGAGAAGTTGGCGAGTGACGTGCCTGCAGTGAAGCACGTCGCGCTTTGGAACCACAACGTGGAGTTTATAGAGCAGGAAGACGGGTGGGAACGCCCTGCCGTCTTTGTGGAGTTTGGAAAGATAGAGTGGTCACCATTCTCGGGCGGCAGCATGCGTGGCAAGGGACTGGTCTCCATCCACCTCGTGACGGACTGGGCAGACGGTGGCCATGATGCAGCTTTCGACCTTTGCCGGCAGGTCCATGCGGCCCTTGACGGGTTGAGCGGTGAGGACTTCAACGGCATGGTGCTGTCCGAGACGGACACCAACCACAACCATGAGGAGATACTTGAAAGCATCGACAGTTATGCGGTGCGTTACCTATTGCGATAGACTGCAAATAAGAATATATGGTAATAAAATGCTGTAAATGAGAAAAAATCCATTGTTCCGTTGGGAATGATGGATTTTCTTTGTATATTTGCAGCGCGTTCAATAATGAACGAAGAAAGAACTATGAATGTGATAGAAATTATCTGTACGGTAATCGGTGCTGTCGCCACTATTCTTGGTGGCGTATGGTTTATATTGTCCAAAGTGTTTAAGATGGGACAAACATCTGTGCGCATTGACAATATAGAGAAATCGGTGACAAAGTTGGAAAACATGACGGAGCACTTACCATGTAACGCGCATCATGACGACATTACGAAGATTAAAACTGTATTGGTAGAGAAATACCCAAAATCATCATCAGTTTTTTCAATGAAATCAAGCCCGCGAAAATTGAATCCAACTGGTGAAAAACTGTTTGCGGCAATCAATGGCGAACAATTCTTGAAGGACAATAAGGAGAGGTTGTTTGGCTACATATCAGACAATTCCCCCTTAGTTGCTTTGGATGTGGAACAGTTGTCCAACGCTGCATGCTTGTCATTGGTTTCTACTCCAGCCTTTAATTCTATGAAGAATTATGTATATAACGAGCCAACATGGACGTTGCCTGATGGCAAACAATATGATATTACGATAAACGATATTTGTTTTGTATTAGGATTACGGTTAAGGGATATGTATTTATCAGAACACCCGAAACTAAGTGAAAAATAAAATAATAAGCCCCGACGGACAAACTACCGCCGGGGCTTTTTGCGACCCTCCCCCGAAGGGATTCACCTAAACGTGGTATAGCTCCAAATTGAAATTATCCTTGCTTTTCCAACCGTCAGCCAGCGTGTCCTGGATATGGCGCATGGCCTTGGTGTAGAAGTCCGTCAGCTCGTCAATGTCGGTGAATGTATGATAGCATGGCTCATCGCTCGTTCCGAACTTGAACGTGACTGGCAATGTCTTGCCGCCGGACAATACTGCCAAGTCGTATGCTGCCTTGTAGTTGAACTGATTCTCGGCCGAGAGCCACACGCTCATGCCATGCCACGCGAAGCCCGAGCGTATGGTCTCGATAGTGCGGTCGTTGAACCACTGCGACACCATGGCCTTGATGGTATCATCAGACGGTCTTCCATGAAACTCCGCCTCCATATAGTCGGCGGATCCGTCCTCGTTGTCATGCACGTCCCAACGGACGCGCCATTTGTCTTTGACAGGGTTGGTGCATTCGATCAGTCTCACCCCCTGCGCTCCGTTTACTCTGTTCATCATGTGAAAATGTACTTGGTTCTACCTTTGCCGAAGGTCTCCGTCTTGATGGTGGTCTCGAAGGGGAATCCGTCCGGCATTTCACTCACTTGTTGGAGAATGTTCTTCATCTCCTCACTGTTGGTGAAAAATTTCTTTGGCTCGCCGTTCTGCTCTATCGACACGACACAGCGGTCCTGACTTCGTCATTGCGTACCCCAAGAAATATAAATCTTACAATTTTTCTCGGCAAGAATGCAAAAAACAGGGCTTTTCTCG